CGTGCACATCCAGTGTTTACCGCTCATCTTAAAGACGAGGCCACGTCCTTTTCAAAAATTGAGCGTAAAAAGACACGAGTGTTTGCTGGTGCGCCTTTCGATTGGTCTCTAGTTGTTCGAAAATATTTTCTCACTTCGGTGAGAGTAATACAAAATAATCGTTTAGCATTTGAGACTGCCGTGGGTACAACTGCACAATCGCGTGAATGGGAAGGATTGTACCAGTACATTACTTCCCAATCTGAAAATAATATTGTTGCTGGGGACTTTGGAGCCTTTGATAAAAGAATGCCACCAGCATTTATTTTGGCTGCATTCGAGATCTTAATTCAAATATGTTCCCTTTCAGGTAATTTTACAGAGGGTGATTTTAAAGTAATGTGGGGTATAGCTGTTGATACTGCTTACCCTACTATTGATTTTAATGGAGATCTAGTTGAGTTCTTTGGATCCAATCCTTCAGGACACCCTTTGACTGTTATCATTAACTCTTTGGTAAATAGTTTATATTTGAGATATACGTTTGCGAATTTGTCACCTGACAAGCCCGTGAGCGATTTCCAAAAATATGTGTCTCTTCTTACTTATGGTGATGATAATATAATGTCGGTTTCTTCCGATATATCCTGGTTTAATCATACATCCATTTCTAAAGTTTTCGCAGATATGGATATTAAATACACCATGGCTGACAAGAATGCAGTTTCAATACCGTATATCCATATACGTGAAGCTACGTTTTTGAAACGAGCCTGGGTTTGGAATCCTGAAATGGCATGTCATCTAGCCCCATTGGAACATGATTCAATCGAGAAGAGTTTGATGGTGTGGGTTAAATCTACAACAATTGGAGAGGAACAACAGTGTATTGCGGTTATATCCTCTGCTATTCTTGAATATTTCCAATATGGGAGAGAAGAATTTGATAGGCGTAGAAATATGCTCATCAAACTGGTTGAAAAATTAGAGCTGAAAGCATACATTCAAGATTCTACTTTTCCAACTTTTGATTTTCTGATGGAACAATATGATAAAAATAGCATTGCCATTGAAAAGGCATTCCATGATCGCCGATATTGCGGTAAGACAATACAAAATACAATTAGGGAAAGCAAAGTTACTGCGCCCAGCGTATCCGACGCTGAAGCGAGAGTGGTTGCTTCTCCTACTTTTATCGGAGAACCTAATCATGAGGGTCAGGAGCCCCTTGATTCGAAAATATTCCTTCAAAGCAAATTAAAGATCAGTTAACCAATGTCGAGTTAACAGGAGTCGCGTCTTCCAGACTCCAAAAAATGGAAGACATGCTGGAAATGTTGAATTCATGTTTG